AGAGTCCGTCAAATTTTTATTTTCCATATGATTATGCATCTTTAATAAATTTAACAGCTTTCGCTCGTTCTTGATTGCCCCCGGTAAATTTATCAAGAACAATCTTCTCGCCAGTCTTGATTAATTTGCCATTCTTAAATAATCCAGCAGGAGAGATAACTTCATATTCAGCTTTGCTGCCAAGTAAACCGGCACGCAACGCAGAAGCCTCGGCTATCAGTTCCATTGGACTCTTTTTTATTTCTTCAGGCATATACGTATGAATTAATTAAACTAAGAGAGGGGCGCTGGTGTTAACCGCCCCTCGACTAACTAAGCAATACAGTCTTCAATTAAATATCCGCCAATATTACTGACTAACTTTTCGTCTTGACAGATTTCAGTTTCAATAACTTCTTTCTTTTCTGGTTCTTCTCTCCAAGTACGTACACCCCATGGAGTATGCGCACCGTTCTTTACACGGAAGATATAACCACAAGAGAATTCATCTAAAGCGGAAGTTGTAGGAACATAAAGTAGTACAACGTGCTTGCCCCATACATCGGTTAATGTTTGAGTAGCATTTCCCTCTTTATTTGTGTTCTTACTTGCTTTAGGAATCATTACATTCATACCCCATAGTTTACCTGGCAAATCGCCATCAACTAATAAGTCAGCATGAGTGTATTTAACGATATCTCTAATTTTTGAGTCTTTCTTAATAACCTTAGCGACTGCAGAAGGAACGATAACGGTATTAGGCTCGTAACCACCACTTTGAGTACGTATCGCTTCTTTACCGACATCAACGCGACCCTCGATGGATGATGCTGATACAGTATTATCGTAAGCTGCATTATTCCATTGTTGTGTACCTGTTAATTGTACACGATTAGTAGAAGCCCAATTCGCTTGGGTAGTTAATAGGGTGGCCACTCTGATTTCTTGATCTAACATCAAAATATCTTTAACGCGGCGACTCTTTGATGAACGTAAATCTATAACGCTATCAGCGTTTTCCTTTTGACGATCTGTGACTTCGGTATTTAATGCATATTCTTCAGCGGAATATGTAGTGTTACTTAATGAAAAACCGAGAGTCTTTGAACGTGTACCATCGGCACGTAATGTCGTGTCTGGTACTCTGAATGCCTCGCCCTTATTCCATTCGTAGTATTTATCACTTTCTTTCTTCACCGGTATAATTGGGAAGATTTGTTCAGCGATCATACCCTGCGGATGGTATCCCAACAGCACGTTGGTAAGCGCGACATCAATATGTACTTCATTTACTTTAGGCATATGTGTATAATTGATTGATTTATTAAATAATTATTCGCCGCACTTAGTGAGCGATTACGATCGGTCTGATTAACATAGAGATAATATCTCCTGCTGCCCCAGCCGATTCTAAGGCAATACCGATAATGTGTTCGGTAGATGCCGCTGTGCCTGTCCAAGTCGAAGAAACGGAAGGCGCAGTTGCTACACGACCAGTCGTTATAACGCCTACAAGATAGTCGTCTTTAGTGATTGCCGCATTAGCTAATACTTTTGATATGCCAGCAACGCAGACAGGAACTGATTGGTCAGCAACAGCAGTCTGTTGAATAATTCCAATCGGTTTATCATTGTTACCACTTGGCAAATCTACTTGACCAGCGCCAGCGCCTAATTCTACAACGACATACTTTTCTGCCATCGCATTTTCAGCAACAAACGGGGCTGTCAATAATGAGATTTCATGAGCCATACTGATAAATTTTAACTAAATTAAAGAGTTATTTTTTTAACTCTGTTTCTGCCATGACAAGAGCTGACTGATAATCTAACTTATCATTAGCTTTCATCAATTCTTTCGCTTTATTATCAAGGGCGAAAGAGTCCTCGCTTACACCTTTAGGCGCTGTGTTCCCATCGTTGTTTGCTAACGCTGACTCACCCAACTCGGTGAATAACTTTGCGCTTGGCATACCGTCGACAAGTTCAAAGAACTTAGCTGCTTGGTCCGTGCTTAAAGACATAGCAAACGCAATTGTTTTGTCTTTTAAACCGGCAGGCAACTTACCTTTTTCGGCATTTGATTCATTATAGATAAATCCGGAAACCTTTTCTCCCATTTGGATTTTCTTTAATTCTTCATTAGCTTTAAGTCCTGAGGCTGCATCTGATTTTAACTTAACAATCTCTGCCTCACTCATATTAAGATTGTTTCCATTGTCCTTTGCTTCCTTTGCTGCTTTTTCTGCTAAAGCGGCGGCATCGGCATCAGCCTTAGCTTTTGCTTCAGCTTCTTCTTTAGCCTTTTTATCGGCTGCTTCTTTCTCAGCAGTTTCACGTGCTGTCTTTTCTTCTTCAGTTTCTTCTGGTTTTAATTCGTTAAATGTTGTTTTTTCTGCTTCGTTTAGTTCACTAAAATGAGAAGTGACAAAAGACTTTTCATCTGTAGTTAACTCGGCGAAGACTTTTTTACAAATGTCTTTTAAATTCATATGTGTATTAATTAATTTTTCGGATAATACGACTGGACTAAGACCTTTAAAATAAGGCCTATTAGTTAGCGCACCCCCGACTAAAACATTATTATATAATCTTCGGTCTTCCGGGTCTTCATATTGGAAATAGAACTCTGGACTAAAAAAGCGATAAACCGCATCCTTAATCAATTCTCGACCTTTTTTGTTCCATTCCACGACTGCAAAGAGTCCCTCAGCACCTTTGTTTACTAAATTTTTAATCCAACCAGTTGCCCCTTTGTCTGAATAATGTTCTTCATCAATTGGCAAACCGACTGAACTGCTATATGCTCTTAAATCTTTTTTAAAATTATCGGCAAATTCTTGCTGTATTTCTGGAGTTATCTCTACCTGGCCATACATTGGATGATCCCAAACGCCAGGCTTTAAAACTTGCAGTTCGAATCCACCCTTTTTAGCTTCTGCAAATGATAAATCAATTGGACATAACATTGTTATTGCCCTCTGTTCATTCTCTTTTTTTTCTTTTTTTAATTTTGGCATATGATTAAAATAAAAGCACACCAGATTTTGCCCGATGTGCTTTTAATTCTTTGCTTAGATTAAAAGGATACGGACAAACCTTATTAACCCTTAAGAAGTTAACAAAGCGAAATGTCCGTGCGCTTTTTAAAAGTTCTATTTATTTTTTAATTTAGAAAAATCTACCTTTTTATCTTTATTCTGTTCCTTTACTAATTTTACCATGTCATCACTAAACTGTCTAATTTCTCCGCTCTTTTCTTGCTTTAGATAATCTTCCCTGCCTACTATTTTTGTGGTGACATGACCTATCTCTATGTCGGTGTCAACGTGTATCTTATATCCAAGTTCTCTTGCATCTCGGCAAAAATTGAAGTCCTCTCCTGTCTTAGTAAAGTAAAAATAAGGATACGTCATTTTCTTCAGCACTTCAGTTTTAATTAACACTGCACCAAATCCTACCGCATCGGTTACCATTAATCCCATATTGGCCGCATCTACAAATGTCATGGCATCAGTTTCTTTCTGTGTTTTATCTTTCACAAATATACAAGGATAATGTGGCGCTGCTCTCCTGTACGCGCGCACGCCTACGATATCTTTATTATAGAGTAGCAGAGTGTGAATAATATCTTTATCAAATATATGATCGCTGTCTATCATCATTAAATGAGTGAAGCCCTCCTGCACTGCCATCTTAGCCAATGCGTTTCTTGCTTCATGAGTTACCATCCTTGGAACTGTTCTTATTTCCCATTTCGTACTTTCAATGTTCGATGCTATAAATAATGCCAATTTGATAAAACTCTTAAATGGACTCTGGCCTGTCATGTCATCATAGTTTCCAGTATTCGGCAATCCAATTAAAACCTTTGCATTGGACCAAGTCTTTTTACAATATTCTTCCCAATGCTTCGCTTCTTCTTCGCTGACATCTTTTTTGAATATCTTTTTAATGTTTAACATAATGGTGTTATTTTAATTTTTTTAATATTTTTTTCATTGAAGTAATCTTCTTTTTATGTGACTTTATTCTATCTGGATAAGTTCCGCTCGATTCATATTCAGCAATCTTAGCTTCTCTCTCTGCTATCTCTCTTTCATAATCTTCTTTGATTGTATCAGCGGCCGCACTATCCTTTTTAACCTTTGGGGCTTTCAATTGTTTAAAGTCATTAACGCCAGCATAATTTTTAGCTATCATTTCAGGTACTCCGGATACCGTAGGCAACTCTGCTTCGTCTTTCATAATCTCAACCCATATACCACGACAATGAGAATGAAACTCTCCCTCGTCAACCCAGTCATCATTGGGCGCAACCGTTCTTGCATCCATGCTTAAACAAAAATTGCAAGTCTTTTCGTCTAACAGTTCACTTCTTTGGAATGCATAAATGTCCGGGAGGTTTTGTTTCTGTGTAAATCTACGGCCTTGATTAACTGTATCGGCTGCTATGATCGCAGCTGTCTTTTTTCCTAAACCATCAAGCGATTCATTTAAAATACGTTCTACATTAACCATCGCCTTTTCAATATCTGTATTCTTAGCTATAGAGTTAATAGCTGCTATCTTAGCTTTAATTAATGCTCTGTTTTCGTGGTCATCGCTTATAATGGTTGCTTGTGCCATTAATCTGTCTAAGTCCTCCTGTGGGGTCTTAGGAGTCGCTACGTTTATCTCTGCGGCGACTGTGTTCTTGCCAAAATTATATAGTTCTTTCATTTTGCCAAACATTTCATCGGTATATTTTCCTTTCCCTGATAACGATATATCCTGAATACTCAAATAATCTTCTTTTTCTATTGCAGTTTTAAACTGTTTAAGGATATCTTCCTGTTCATTGTTAAATGATTTAACTAAAATCTCAGAGAATATCTTTTCTTGTGTATCTAATTCTGTCTTTAAATTGCCAAAATTAACCTTTTGTTCTGCGAATGTGAGTTCTCGGAATGGTTTGAAAGACTCGTTTAGCAAATGCAAGTTTTTTTTTTGAGCTTTCTCTGTAGCTTTCTTCTGATTAATTTCTATATCTTTCTTTGCTTTGACATTAGCATCGGCTTCTGCCTTTGTTTTAAGTTCTTGTTTAGCTTTCTTTTCGGCATCGGTTAATATAGGGGCTTCAGGCAAGTCCATTTCTTTACGTATATACTTTTTAAGTTCGTCATCATCAGTATCCAAAACACTTGCGCCGACTAAAGTATTTATAGCTGTAGCAAAAGCAACCCTATCAATCTTTCCTATCTCATCTACTTCTAATGTTGGATAAACTTTAGTTCCTGGCCAGTTTAAATCTACTAATTGTTTAATGGCATATTTATTAACAACGTCTTTAATATTCTTAGCTACTGCCTGTAAGCTATCATAGAAGAAATCACTCTGATCTTCACTTAAAGCATAACTGCCAGTTGAGCCTCCTGATCCAAGCATTAAAAACTGCGCCAAAACATTAAGCACTATTTGTCTATTGTGATATTCAATACTTGATTTAGGGTCGCGTACCTTTCCTGCACCCATATCCATAAATCCAACCTCGTAATCTTCAGGATAAACAATGTATGCTTTTTCGTTGGCTCTTAAATTCTTAACTATAGAAATTGCTGCTTTTTTATCTGATGGTGTATATCCTTTCGGTAATTTACAAAAAGGCACACCTAATCCCTGGCGCTCAAATGCCATCGCATCTATCTGCTCGAACGTATCTTTAAAAAACCAAGATTTATAAGCGGCCCGGAGTATTGAGATACCCTCCCAGTTGTCGCCCTCTTTTTCGTTTGTAAAAATTAATAGCTTTTCAATTGGAATGTCAATCGTTCCTTTTTCACTCGTAATCTGAGTGACACCGGATGACGTTCCATCTTTCATCTTCCAAGCTGATATCGTACGCGGATGTCGAGAAGCAAACTTCTTCCAACCGAAATAAGTTTTTCCCTCGTATTCAACATTAGCAAAAACCTTTTCAAAAACAAAAACCCCATAATCAAGCATTAACAGGGCCTCTCTTAAAAAGTCATCCCAAGTATTTTCCATTAACTCTTTTAAGTTGTACTCAATAAATTTAGCCTGCTCTATGGCAGACTTATCTTCATTCGCTGGTTTAACATACCAGTTTGCAGAACGAAGCGGTAATTTAATAACTTTAAGCGAAGCGGCCACGGTCGCATCACCTTTTCTCATCTTATCAAAAACACGATACTTAGTAGTTCCAGATAAATCAGGATTATATTCTTCCCCTGATATCATTCCGTTATACATTGTCGTTCCAGTATCACCAAATTCTTTATCAAGAACTGGCACGTTTTTTGGTGTTTCTTTAAAAAGTTTTCCAAATATTCCCATATGATTTTAAAAAGTTTTTCCTAAAATTTCACCGGTGTTATCTTCTTCTTCGTCAACGAATTCCATCAACGACGATATTGTTACTTTTATTCCCATGAAGCAGAGAGCGATTGACCAGAAGCTGTCACCATGCCCCTCGTGTGTTTCTACTGCTTGCAAGTCATTGGTTACTTGGAGTATCTGCCTAATCATTCGTTGGTCGTTCTGTAATTCTATAAACTCTTGATTAACACCCTTTTCGAACTCGGTCGCCATTGAATATTTATTCTTGCTTGTAAATGTTACCAGTACTAATTGCGGAGGTAGTTCTTTCCGTTCCTCGAGTGTCGTTAATTCTCCACGTGTATTATCACAAAATACTTTATCTATTTTAAATTCTTTAATTGCCTGATTAACATAGCTTATCTGAGTTGGTTTATCTGGATTGAATTGTTCATCATCGTTTCCAGCATAATCCCAGCGGTCAAAGAATACCTGATGTATCTGTACTGCCTTTCTCTTTCCGTTAACCATCTGTATTTGAAAGACTGAGAAGTGAGCCGGATGACGTTTCTTTCCTAAATCCCAACCACCAATAGTATCAAAATTCTCTGGTCCTGTAATTGTATCAAATATTGACCGATTGGGCAAATTAGTATTAACAACTTTGTTTAGTTCTTCTTCTTTAAAAAAACTATTTTCAGAATAAACAGGAGAACAAAGATATTCTTGATTATAAATCTTTGACCCACGAGTTGCTTTTCTAATTTGTAATTCTTTCCAACTCATATGTTCTGGCCACAAGGCAATCTTATTTACTTTATCCTTTTCTGCTGGCTGAACTACTAACGCAAACTTCTTCTTCATTTCCTCATCAAAGAAAAAGTCCGCTGTTGTTTGCGGAGTTCCTACTATCTTACAAAATCCGCCGCGCTTAGGCATATCCAAAATCTGAGTTTTAATAATTTTATTAATCTTCTCAATCTTGGTCAGTATCATCGCGTTGTCAGGGTCTTGGAATGGATCATCGACATACACACCGTCACAATGAATTCCACGTTTAAATGATAGTAATCCGTGAGGCTGCATTGTTATTATAGTATAGGCGACTTTGTGACTATCGTAATCCCAACTATAAGATATTACTGATTCGGCTGTCGGCTTTAAATCTATGCATTGGTCAAAGTATGGATTGTCAAATATCATTCGTTTAATCTTGCTTATGTGATATCCGGCCATTGAGTCCTGATAAGAAAAATAATGATATTCTTTATTCTCATAGGCATGCTTCCACAATCTCCACATAAAGTCAGCATATAAACTGGTAGACTTAAAGTGATCACGAGCTGACACTCTCATAAACCAATCATTCTCATCCATCCATTTACTAACTTCTTCAATAAACTCTCCTCGTATAAAATCAGAGAACGATAATGAAAAGATATTAAGAACGAAATACTTAAAATCAACCAGTGACCTCGCTATGTCCACTATCTGGCTGTCCGTTGATCCTTTCGGTATCTGGTCCAACGATGTTATCTCTTGAGAAGTTTTTACTTCGATTAAGTTTTTTGGTTTGATCTCGTTCATCTTTTAATAATTTTAATATCGCAGCTACATTAACAAACTTAGTTTCTACCGTTCCGAGTTTTCTATTAAATACACCAGCATCAAATTGCTTCTCCATTAATAAATTTAAATGTTTTATTCTGGTATCAAGAGCCATTATCCTGGCCACATCTACTTTTGAAGACTTTGCTATTTTTAAAAGTTCTCCACTTGTCGACCTTATCATATCCTCAAATTCTGCGATGGCTCTCTTAGCAGTTGCGTTGTCATATCGGATAGCACGTTCACGACGAATTTTTCCAAGCAATTTCATTATATAGTTAATAGACAAAGGCATTCCATTTTCTTTCATCACTTCTGATATTTGTCTTAACGATGCATCTGGTTTCGCTACAACTATCTGACGTATCCTTGCTATTTGTTCTGATTGTAAGTCTTTACTAACTGATGGCATAGTTTTAATTTTACTCTATAGACACATTATCGCTCTATGTTTTACTTATTTAAAATTTCCCCTCACCAATCAAAAATATATTTTCTCTAACTTTAAACAAATAATAACAACGTGTCTTTATTTTATATCTATTGAGCGGTTATGTCTAATGTGTAGGATTATTTATACACATCCTTGACCTCTCTGCTTTATAGATTTCATACCAATACTTCTCTCTTGTCATCCCTATGGACCATAGAAATATTTTAAAAGAAATATAAGCGATGCAGTCCTTGATAGCTTCTTTAAATGATTGTTTTCCCATATAGTTATTTTAGTTTTTAATTATGATATTTATCGTTATGCTCTTTAATCATTTCTTCTGTAGCATTATATATTATCCTCAGGCAATTTGGACAATGCCAAGTAGCGTAAACTTTTTGTTTAGGATCTTCCTTGAATTTCTTATATACTGCCTGACAGAAAAAAGTACCTGTACAATATTGATTTGGCTTAGTGAATGGATTACCAACTAATTTATAGCCATCATTCAAATATCTCTCGACTTCTTCACTAAACACATCACTACTCACGTTATGGATTACTTTATAGCTTATCTTTTCTTTTTCTTTATCTTTTCCCATATTATTTGAGTGTTATTGTAAAGGCATCGACTATATGCCTTATCTTAATTAAACCCTCGATAATTTCTTCCGGGATAGTAATAACTAAAACATCTTTATCATAATCTACTGTATTAACTTTTCCGATGAAATCTTTAATCTCTAACTTCTCACAATCTGCTTGCTCGTTATTAAGAGCTTTTATCTGATCCTTTAAATCCCTTTCGTTTTCTTTCCAGTTATCGAACATATCAGGATTGCCACTTATCTCCTCAATCTTTTCATCAATCTTAGCAATTTTATTTTTAAAGTAATCGGTGTTAACTGCTACGCTAACATCATATCTCCTTTTAGACTCCATTAGCCCATCTTCGTTTTTAATTTTGATTGCCCAATCGGTTGCCTTATCGTTTGCCAATAATGACAGGATTGAGAAACTCATTTTTGTTTCTTTTGACATAATAGTGTTTCTCGACCAATTTCATCTCTTAACGAAAATGGTTCAAATTATGTTAATTAATTAAATAAAGGATTTTCTTCTCTCTCTTTTCTCTCCTCTAATCTCTTTTTAGTTTTCCACCCTGGTTGTTTTTTGCCTATAGCTGATAAAACATACATTAGCCCACATTCTTCACAAACATAAACTGCGGAATGTTTATTTTTTTGAGATTCATCTACATCCAAATATATTTTACCGCCACATGCGCATTGCATTAATATCATAAGTCTTTTATTTCTTCTTCTAATGATTTAAAATGATTTATTTCTCTTATTTTTTTCATGTTAACTCTACCATCACTTCTCTTAGCTGCTTTACATTTATTCTTCCGGTGTTGTCTATGAGGATATCCATCAAAAACCTGATCGGAATTAAATAATGAATGCTTTAAAGATTTAAATTGTCTATTCCCTCTTTTACTTGACATATTCTCTATGGTTTTATTGAATTAACATCTTTCTCTTTTCCATCTTTTCTGTTTAAATCAACCGCAAATTTTCCAATATCAAATTTATCAAATTCTTGTTCGTATATCTGGTCAGTAGTTTCTTCTTTTCGAAGTATTTTACTTGTTGATTCCTCAGGCGCAGGTGTTTCCTTTATCTGTTTTCTTAAAACTCTGACAATAAATTTTTCACTCATATTTCTTATATTAATTAATAAATATTTCCACTCGAGGATTTTCTTTGTCCACACCGCCGCTTGTATATTTGGTTTCCTCAATAAAATTATCGTTATCATCTTTAAGGCATCCATAGGCAGTTAAAGCATCACAGAAGAATTTTTCGTGAATTGATAAAACATTCGCCCTGTCCACTCGCCTCTTACTGCCCTGGTAAAGAATAAAATGCAGTTTAATATGATCTTTAAATTTTAATCCTTTTAATTTATCTTCCAGTTGCTCTTTATATTTCTCCTTTACTTGATTACTTATTTGAAAATGCCAATTTCTATAATAATTCAAATTAATAATTACTTTTTTATCATCTTTTGTTTTTCTCGGAAGAATTACAAATAATGGAACTTCAATTTTCATATTAATTATTCTTAATTTCTGACCATTTTTTACCATCACTTTCACGTATTGGCTCATGTTTAGTATATCTTAACCATCTTTCTAAGATAACATGACAATATTTAGAGTCGAGTTCCATGCTATAACTTATTCTTCCGGTCTTTTCGCAAGCCATTAGTGTTGATCCACTACCACCAAATAAGTCAGCAACAACATCATTGACCAGGCTTGAATTCCTTACCGCTTTCATTACCAACCATTCTGGCTTTTCTGTCGGATGAACATATTTGTTTGATGCCTTTCTTGGCATATCCCATACATCATATTCATCTCTCGTATCTCTAAAATAATGCGTTCCCTCTTTCCATCCATATAAAACTGATACAGCCTTTGATTTAGTTACCTTTTTCCCTTTAGCTATCCACTCATGCTTATAGCGATAATCATTCCATCCATAACTCGCATTATCCTTTACCCAGATAATAACACCGCTAAAATATAAACCAGCATTTTGAATACATTTATAAAAACTCGGGTAACTACTCCATCCGGAACACACGTACTGT